CCTAAAAAGCAAATTTATAGGGAAAAAATACTTTTAGATATAAGTAGAAATGAAAAAACAACTATAATTTATGAATCTCCTAAGAGACTCAGAAAATTATTAAAAGAATTACTTTCAAATGTTTTTTCATTACGTAAAATCTAGATTCATTATATTACAATCAATTTATGGATCTAAATACATTAAATAAAGAACAAAAAATTGCCGTTGAGCATAAAAATGGCCCACTTTTAGTGCTTTCAGGAGCTGGAACAGGTAAAACTTTCGTTGCATTATATCTTGCATTGAAAGATATTCTGGATCAACACACACCTTACAATCAACTTTACATTGTAAGATCTCTTGTCTCAACAAGAGAGATTGGATTCTTGCCTGGCGATCATGAAGATAAATCTTTCTTGTATCAGATACCATACAAAAACATGGTGAAGTATATGTTTCAGATGCCATCTGATGCAGACTTTGAAATGTTATATGGTAATTTAAAACAACAGGACACAATTAAATTCTGGAGTACATCATTCATTCGTGGAACAACAATTGACCAAGCGATTGTGTTAGTTGACGAGTCACAAAACTTGAATTTTCATGAATTAGATAGTATAATAACAAGAGTAGGAGAGGATGCTAAAATCATGTTCTGCGGTGATGCAAGTCAAACAGACTTACAAAAAACCAACGAGAAGAATGGCATTCTTGACTTCATGAAGATTATCGAACAAATGCCTGAAGACTTTGCAATGATAGAATTTAATGTCAATGATATCGTTCGTTCTGGCCTTGTGAGAGAATATCTTATTCGTAAAATGGCTATGGGATTTTAATGTTTATTGTTGAGAATCACTTAGGTGATTTAGAGTTAGAGAAAAAAGAGACCGATGGACTTCGCCTATATAAGTTACCTAATGAAGATTGGGTTCCTTCTATCACCTCTGTGACAAGTTTCTATAATCGAGAGGTGTTTCGTAAATGGAGAGAAAGAGTCGGGAATGAAGAAGCAGACCGTGTTACAAAAGAGGCAACTCGACGTGGTACGGACTTTCATGAAGCTGCACAAGCCTATCTTGAAAATAAAAAGTTAGATTGGAAGGATTACCAACCACTAACTCAGTTTATGTTTCATAGTGCTAAGTCTAGTCTGGACAAGATAGGAAAGATACACGCAATAGAACGCACACTTTATTCTGAATACCTTGGTCTGGCAGGAAGAGTCGATTGTATCGCCGAATATGAGGGCGGACTCGCTGTTATTGATTTTAAGACCTCGAAGAAGATTAAACCAGAAGAATGGATTGAACAATACTTTGTTCAAGAGGTTGCATATGCCTGTATGTATTATGAACTGACTGGAATTCCTATCCAAAAACTTATCACAATCATGGTCACACCAAACGGTGAGGTTAAGGTTTATGATAAAAGAAACAAAGGTGACTACATTAAATTACTTGTGAAATATGTTAAAGAATTTATCAAAAACCGAATGGTGGTTAATGGGTGACATCAACAAAGCTCTTAAAGAAAAGTTTCTCTGTTCAGCACAGTTTGCACAGGACATAGAAGCTATTGTCAAAAATGACAATCTAGGTTATATTGATGCTATCGTACATTATTGTGAACAAAATGCCATTGACGTTGAATCCGTGCCGAAACTCATTTCAAAACCACTTAAGGAGAAGTTGAAATGGGAAGCGACAGAACTCAACTATTTAAAACGTACAACAAGAGCAAAACTGCCCTTATGACTGGTTTTGATTGCTACAGAACTTATCTAGCATTCAAGAATCATTTTACGAAGGATAACTTTGACTATTTTAAATATGGTGGAAAGACAAACGCAACCACCACATCATTTAATAAGAGAAAGGACAAATATTTTTTTGAAAAGATGTCTCGTCAAAAGAAAGACGAAGATATCGTAGATTACTTTACTGCTATATTCTCTCAATGTGATGATCCACAAAGAATGTGGATAGGAGAGATTATAGAGACGGGCGAGGATAAGTATAATGATTGGAAGAAAAAAATACAAAGTCTAAATTATCTTTTCAAACAAGAGATGATGCAGATTTGTAATGACAATGATTTTAACTCTTTGTTTGAATGTAAGAATGGTAAACATCCTGTTATAGTTAAAGAACATCTAAAGAAAAATATTACAACGGAAACATTAGTGATACTAGATGGTATGCTTGGATACAAAAAAGACTTTGATGCCAAGTTAGATGACTTTGTATGGAAAACCGTCAGTATGAAACTTGACAAATACAAACCATTTTTGTTAAATAATATTAACCTTACAAAATACAAACAAACCCTCAAGGAGATTGTAGTTAAATGAAGTTTGATTCTAGCAGTGAGTTTTTTGATTCAGAGATGGTTCAAGCCAGTCTTGAAGAAATCAAGGAACTTCAAGATCTAATCACAAATAGTATTATTGATACAGCTTTTTCTCCTGTCACAGGATTCGAGGAGGATGAGTCAGAACAACTTGACTTAATCGAAGAGTTATTAGAAAAACAAAAACTCATGTATTTTAGATGTAAAATTTCTGATGATGAAGATGCATTGTTAGTTGCAGAGAATATGAGAGAGTCACTTAGACAGATGGGTATGCCTAGAGGTGCAACTGTAGAACAGATGTTTGATAATTTAAAGGGTTCAATTCGTAAGTTAAGAGAAACGCTTGACAACTAAATAGTAGTGTGTTATATTAATAATGTTGGACGCAACATGGGAGTGACTGAATAAACTTACTGGCAACCGCTGGTTAAGGTGATGAGACACAGGTGGTGCTGCTGCTCGCAAGGGTAGAACCGATCAACCAATCGGGTCTCAGGCAAGGACGTATTTACTTCTGTAGTAATGCCCGTTCTTTGTTGGTACACAGGAATCCAACCTCCCTCTTAACACACACAATCAAATATAATCTAATAAAATCTAATGTCTTTTTCTAATCTGAAAAAACAATCCTCACTTGGTTCTCTGACTGCAAAACTTGTTAGTCAGGTGGAAAAAATGAACAAAGGTTCTAACGGTGTAGATGATCGTTTATGGAAACCAGAAGTAGATAAAGCAGGTAACGGTTACGCAGTAATCAGATTTCTCCCTGCACCAGACGGAGAAGATTTGCCTTGGGCAAAACTTTACACACATGCTTTCCAAGCATCTGGTGGTTGGTATATTGAGAACTCATTAACAACACTTGGTCAGAAAGACCCAGTATCAGAGCATAATTCACAACTCTGGAACTCAGGTGTTGATTCCGATAAAGAAGTCGCAAGAAAACAGAAACGTAAGTTATCTTATTACAGTAACGTTTATGTTGTAAAAGACCCTTCAAACCCAGCGAATGAAGGTAAAGTATTCTTGTTTAGATATGGAAAGAAAATCTTTGATAAGATAACTGCTGCAATGCAACCTGAGTTTGAAGATGAACAAGCAATCAATCCATTTGATTTCTGGGCTGGTGCAAACTTCAAAATCAAAATCAAAAAGGTCGCTGGGTATTGGAACTATGACTCATCTGAGTTTGCTGCTCCTGCTCCACTTCTAGATGATGACGATGCAATGGAGGCGGTTTGGAAACAAGAATATTCTCTTGCAGAACTCATTGCTCCAGATCAGTTCAAATCATATGAAGATCTCAAGAAGAGACTTGATTATGTTCTTGGTCTCACTGTCGCACCGAAGAGACAAGATCCAGAGGTTATTGATGAAGATAATAACCTAGAAGATCTAAGTGAAGGTCGTGCTGTTGTTGACACAACTCCATCTTCAGTTAATACAGACGAAGATGAAGAAGATGCACTAAGTTACTTTGCAAAGTTAGCCGAGTCTTAATTATGAAGATATTACTCGCATCATTACTCGCATTCAGTCCCATGGCTGCAATTGCTGATGATGAGATTATATGGAAAACGACCAGCAGAACTTGTTATAGGGAAACTTATAGAGAAGAATATGTGCCTGGCACAAAATCAGCTCCTGGCTATGTCAGTTCTTATACAGAATTGATTGAAGTCCCTTGTAAATCAGATCCAATA